GGACGGCCAGGTGCGCGACCAGGTGCACGACCAGGTGGGCGGCCAGGTGTACGGCCAGGTGGGCGGCCAGGTGCGCGACCAGGTGCACGGCCAGGTGGACGGCCAGGTGGGCGGCCAGGTGCGCGGCCAGGTGGGCGGCCAGGTGGGCGGCCAGGTGCGCGACCAGGTGGGCGACCAGGTGGGCGGCCAGGTGCGCGACCAGGTGGGCGGCCAGGTGGGCGGCCAGGTGGGCGGCCAGGTGGACGGCCAGGTGCACGGCCAGGTGCACGGCCAGGTGCACGGCCAGGTGGACGACCGAGAATTCAAAAATCGCCTCACCAACTGGTACCGCAGCCGCATCCTCGGCCAGCACTGGGCCGGCTACTACTCCTACTACGACGCCATGGAGCGCATCGGTGTCGCCGGCATCGAGCCGATCCACGGCACGCAGCAGGTCGCCAAGTCAGCCGGCTGGTGGTGGTGCTTCCGCGACTTCGCGATCATCACCGACCGGCCTGCCGAACTACACCGCGACCAGCTCGGGCGCCTCCACAGCGAGACGGGCATGGCGATCCGATACCGCGACGGGTGGGGCTTCTACGCCTGGCACGGCACCCGCGTCCCGGCGTGGGTCGTGCACACCCCGACAGTGCAGCAGATCGCCGCTGAGACGAACGCCGAGACCCGCCGATGTGGGATTGAGTCGATGGGCTGGGAGCAGTTCGTCACGGCGGCCGAGCTCTCCCCGGTGGATCGCTGCCCTGATCCCGGTAACGACGGGCACGAGATCGCGCTCTACGACGTCCCCGAAAAGCTGTGGGGCGAGCGTGTCCGGGTTCTGCTGTGTACGAACGGCACGATCGAGCGCGACGGTACCCGGCGCCGGTTCGGCCTGACCGTTCCCGAGAACATCCAGTCCGCGCTCGGCGCAGCGGCCTGGGGATACGGCCTGACCGAGCAGCAGTACGCGCTCGCTCAGGTGCGCCGGTAAGCACCACCCGAATCCCATCCAACCAATCTGAAGGAGACACACCCGTGTCCCAGATCACCACCCTGGCCGATGCCGAGCGTACGTTCGGCGTCAGCCACCACGAGCACCTCGACCGGTCGGCCGAGCTCCCCATCGTCGACACTCTCGGTTTCCAGGGCGACGTCGCGATCATCCGCGACGACACTTCCCCGGCCGCGTCGACCCCGATTCCGGCTGCGGGCTACCCGGTTGTGAAGGGCGAGAACGGTGGCAACACGCATGCCCTGTTCGGCGCCGGCTTCTACAGCCCGTCCACGAACGCGGGGATCGACCCGTCGGATCTGGACCTCGGCGTCCTGACTGTTCCGGCCGGTCCGTCGGCGCTGCTCTCGCACCCCGAGCACGGGGGTCTGTTGGTGGCGCCGGGCACGTACGTGCTGCGTCGTCAGCGTGAGCAGGCGGACGTGCAGCGGTTCGTCCAGGACTAGCCCGGTTCTCCCGGCATGCGCGGTGACGGAACCGCCGCGCATGCCGGGGCCTATCTGAATGGAGGCGCTGGTGCGCCGACGTCGCAGGTCCCTGGCCGCCGAGAATGCCGCGTTGCGCGAGCAACTCCAACTACTCCAGACCAACGAGACCCGCCACCTCATCCAACTCGCCGCGCAACGCATCGCCATCGCCGACCTCGGCAGGCAGCTACACGGCACGCAAGCCGGCCCGCTCGGCGACACCGTGCCCATGCGGGTCCGCAGCCACGCACCGGCATCGGAATGGCCACCGGAAGCATGGCGACCGCGGTGACCCGGGTGCTCGCGCTCTGCTCCGGCTACGGCGCCCTGGAGATCGCCGCCGAGAGACTCTTCGGCGCCGACGTCGTCGCACACGCCGAGAACGACCCCCACGCCGCCCAGGTCTTCGAGGCCCACCATCCGGGCGTCCCGAACATCGGCGACATCACCAAGGCCGACTGGCGCAAAGTCCGGGACTACTTCGAGCCCGAGATCCTCGCCGCCGGCTTCCCCTGCACCGACATCAGCAACGCCGGACTAAGGATCGGAATCCATGGCAAGCGCTCCGGAATCTGGAAGAACGTCGCTGAGGCTGTTCGCGTCACTCGACCGCGCCTCGTCCTGCTGGAGAACGTGGCGGCGATCCGCTCCCGCGGGCTGGACGTCGTCGCCGCGGACCTGGCCGCGATCGGGTATGACGCAAGGTGGACATGCGTACGAGCTGGCGACCCCGAAATCGGCGCGCCGCACCAAAGGGACCGATGGTTCTGCGTCGCGTATCCCGCTGCTGAAGACCCCGACCTCTCAGCTTGGCGTGAACGGCGGCCAGCAGCCGCCGGCGAAGCGGAAGGCCAGGGGGCACGGGCCGACGCTGGAGGACGAGGTGGTCTTCCTGCTGCCGCCGAAGGGCTGAGCCCGCTCCCGACGCCCACCGCCAGCAACCCGAACGACACGGAGTCGCTCGAGTCGTGGGAGGCGCGCCGCCAGCGCAACCTAGCTAAGGGGATCAACGGCAACGGCCAGGGCAAGCCACTTGGCATCGCCGTTCGGCAATTGCTCCCGACGCCTGCAGTCCGGGACTGGAAGTCGGGCGCGTCGAACCTGATGGAGACGAACTCCCGCCCGCTCAACGAGTTCGTCGTCAACCTGCTGTCCACCCCGAAAGCCTCCGACGGTCCGCACGGAGGTCCGAACCAGCGCGACGCCGCCGGAAACTACTACCTCCCGGCCCAGGCGGACCGCCTGGGCCGGGACTGGGTGGCCACTGACGGAACCGACTACGGGCCCGCGATCCGCCGCTGGGAGGCGGTTACCGGTCGCCTGGCACCGTTTCCCACCGAGCCCGGCATGCGCGGCAATCGCCGGCTGAATCCGGCATTCGCCGAGTGGATGATGGGCCTCCCTTCGGGCCACGTCACGGGCCGCGGCATTCAGCGCAAGTACGAGCTCCAGATGATCGGCAACGGCGTGGTGCCGCAGCAGGCCGAGTACGCGTACCGGCTGCTGCTGGCCGGCTTGTGACCACCGAACGACGACGAACGGGAGCATGACGTGGCACGCGCATTCGGCCGCATCCTCAGCACGATCTGGGATGACCAGGACTTCCTCGACCTCGACCCGGAGGCCCAGCGGCTCTACATGTTCCTGGTCTCCCAGCCCAACCTGAACCACGCCGGCCTACTCCCGCTCACGATCCGCCGGTGGGCCTCGAGGGCCAGGAAGCTCACCGCGAAGCAGGTCCGCCAGTCCCTCACGGACCTCGACGCGGCGGGGTTCCTGGTGGTCGATGAGGATACGGAGGAGGTGTTGGTGCGGTCGTTCGTGCGCCGGGATGAGGTGTACAAGCAGCCGCGGGTGATGGGTGCGGCGGTGTCCGGGGCGATGGAGATCTCCTCACGCCGACTCCGACGCTCGCTGCTGGCCGAGATGTATCGGCTGCCGCTCGACGAACTGTCCGACGAGCCGACGAAGCTGCGGAACGGCACAGAGGCGCCGTCGATTAAAGCGCAGGTCGAGGGCCATATCGGCGAGTTGATGAGGGCCTTCTCGGAGCCCTCGGGACCCCCTTTCGGAGGGGGATCGCCAACCCCCTCCGCACCCCCTTCCGGATCCCCTTCGCCAGGGGTATCCGAGGGACTTCCGGAAGGGGGTGCGGAGGGGGACTGGGGTACGCGGGCGCCTGCGCGCGGTCCCTTTCCCCTGTCCCTATCCCCTGTCCCCTACCCCAATACATCTTCTCGTCCCGAATCCGAGCCGGACGCCGAACCGGCCGAAGCGCGGGCCAAGCCAGACCGGAATGCCGAGCGCCCCGACGTCGATGCGCTTTGCAACCGCCTCGTCGAACTGATGATCGCCAACGAGTGCAAGCCGCCCGAGATCAAAAAAGCGTGGCGCGACGCCGCCCGGCTCCTGCTCGACGCCGACGGTCGCGAGTACGCCAAGGCGATGGCGCTCCTGGACTGGTGCCAGAAGCACCACTTCTGGCGCACGAACATCCTCTCGATGCCGACCTTCCGCCGCCAGTACGAGCAGATGCGACTCCAGGCCCTCGCCGAATGGGAGCGCGGCCAAGGCGCCACGGTGCTGCCGTTCCGCGGCCGCCCGGCCGACGAGCTCGGCGGAGACGCCCACATGGAGCGATACCTGGCCCGCGTGGCGTCCCGAAAGGCGGAAGCATGAACGAGCTCGAGACCGCGCTCCTGGTGCGCACCGTCCGCGCCACCTGCCCCGCGCAGAAGATCGACGAATACACCCCCGACGCCTGGTACCGGATCTTCGCCAGACAGCCCGTCCAGTTCAGCCTCGCGGAAGGCGAGGACGCCGTCGCCGCCCTCGGCGCGACGATGGCCTTCATCGCGCCGTCGGACATCGTCCAGCACGTCGGCAAAGCTCGAACCGGCCGTGTGCAGCGCGCCCCGATGCCGTGCCCCAACGACAACCCGGGCGTCTCCGAGGGGGACGAGATCCGCGCCATCCAGCGCGCCATGGCCGAAGGGCGCATCACCAACCTCGCCGAGGCCTACGCCTACGAGCGCTGGGGGGGCTCGATGCACCTGGCCTACCAGCGCCAGGAGCTGCCCGCACTCGAAGGCCCAGAACCCGCCGGCGACCCGGATCGTGTCCGCAAGGCGATAGCCCCCGCATTCGGCCGGGTGCCCCGTGCTCAGTGAACGCGAACTCGTGCTCGCCCAACCCGACCTCGCCGCGCAGCTCACCCGGCCGCCGCTCGGCTTCAAACAGCCCGAACAGTGGAACGGCTACATCCCGCCATACATGACCCCGGCCGAGAAAGGCCACATCCGCAACGACTCGCCGCAGCGCGTCCACCTCGTCGCGATCGTCCGCACCGCGATGGCCCGGCAGTACGGCGAAAAGGTGGCCCGCGAATGGCTCACCAAGATCAACGCCAATCAGTGGCCGCACGACGGCTGGTCGCCGCACGACGCCATCCGCATCGCAGCAGCACGCGCGGACCGCGACGTCCCCGCCTACGAAAGGAACTGATCATGCACGAGATCCGCGCCATCCCGATCCCCGGCGACGTCGCCCTGTTCGACGCACCCGACCCGCCGGCGCCGACGCCCGGACGCAAGATGCCGATCGCCCCCCCCGCCGACTACCTCGCCGCCGTCGAGCGCACGGACGGCCAGTGCGAGCACGTCAAGGTCCCCAAGCGCGGCAACGCCAAGCCCGAACGCTGCGCGCGGACCCTGCGCGGCGGCCACCGGCTCTACCTCGGCGAGAACGGGAAGCTCTGCTGCCAGCAGCACTACGACGAGGCACGGAAGGTGCGTAGGCCGTGACCCGTCTCGCATCCCGCCACCTGCCCGCCACCCGCGGCGACGACTGGCGCGAACAAGCCGCCTGCCGCGCGATCCCCAACCCGAACACGTTCTTCCCCCACTCCGGCGAATCCGTCTACGCCAAATCCATCTGCCACGCCTGCCCCGTCGAAACCACCTGCCTCAACTGGGCGCTCACCCAAGGCCCCTACCTGAAGGGAATCTTCGGCGGCACCAGCGAAAACGGCCGACGCCAGATCCACCGCGAACGCGGCACCATCTCCGACAACCCCGGCTACCCCACAACCACCCGCAGCAACGCCGTCGCCCTCTGGACCCAACACCGCGCCTCCTACGCCAACGACACCTCCGCGGCCCGGGCCATCGCGAAATTGCTCGGCATCGACTCCGGCAGCACCGTCCTGACCTGGATGCGCACCGCAGGAGTCGCCAGCCCACTCAAAACCCGGCAGCGCACGGCGGCCGAGCGCACCGCGGCCATCGCCGACTACGAGCGCGTCCGCGGCGACTACCGCACCGAGACCGCGGCCCGAGACGCCGTCGCCCTGCTGCACGGCGTCGCATCCTCGGCGCTGCGCGGATGGCTCACCGAAGCCGGCGTCATCAAGCCAAAGCCACGCCAGCCCCGCAACGACCAGAGGCGAAAGCCCGCAGAGCCCGCGTAAGCGCCCCGCACGACCCCCGGAAGGAAAAGACCCATGGAAGCACCCCCCAGCCCACTGGCGCCCCCAACGCCGCCCGACACGACCCCCGAAACCCCCAAACGCTCGCGCCGACACCAACCCAACCCCCAAGAACAAGCCCTCGCCGACAAACTCGCCTGCACCGCAATCACCCTCCGCGACGCAGCCGACGACAACGGACTCTCCATCCGCGAAGCCATCGAACTCGCCGCCATCCAAATCGGAGGCGCACGGTGAGACCACCCGAAGTTGTCCTCGAAGAACTCGCCATCCTCGTCAGCGCCGAATGCAAACGACGCGGACTCTCCCGCCGCGCGGCAGGCCGCGAACTCGGCGTCGGAGCATCCACCATCCATCGCGTCATCAGCGGCGACGGCATGGACGTCAAAACCTTCCTCACGCTGATCCAATGGCTCGGCATCGGACCCGACTGGTTCGCCACCACCGCAGTGCCCGACGCCTACCATCGCGGCTGGAACGACTGCTCGGCCGCCATCCACCACGCCATCGGCGCCGTCCCGAATGTGACGTGCACCTCAGCATCAACCCACTCCCCGACTGGCTCACCGCCGACCAGACCGGAGGATCGACCGATGACTGAGCCGACCCAGCCCCCCCAACTCATCCTCACCCTCGTCGATGACACCTTCCAGCAGCCAGCCCGCATCCAAGCCCACTGCCACGGCCACGACCCGAAGCAGCTTCTCGGCCAGTGGGATGCACCCGACGACGAAGCCTCCGAAGCCGGCTATGTGGCCGCACTCCAGGCGGCGGCGGAGCGGCACCTGCGTGAAGCCCATCCCGAGGTGAGCACCGATGTCTAGTCCGGTGGGTGGGATCGATGCGATTCCGCATCCGGCGAATGGTCGTCGGTGCGTGTGTGGGCAGCCGGTTTATCTGACTCCGTTCGGTTGGCGTGATCGGTTCACGAGCGGTTGTCATCCGGAGCCGTTGCAGGTCAGGTGTTGGTTGTGATGTCCGTGGCAACGATTGCGGACAACTGGCGTAAACCCGCCATTGGCGGGATGCCGCCACTCCCTTTCGACGACAGGAGCCTGACGTGAACGGTTCGCCCTCGCCAGCCGCGATGCCCGGCGCACGACCACCCGCACCCCAGACCATCGCCATCCCCGGACCACTCGGCCCGATCCACGTCAACCTCCCGGACGCCGAGCCGTTCATCGGCCAGCCGCAAGCCACCACACCACCCACCGCGCCGCGCACCACCGGCCCGCTCTACGGCCTCCAATTCCTCCGCAAGGAAGCCGTCCGACTCGCCATCGACTCCTACCGCGACACCGACCGGCCCACCGACGAGCAGTTGCTCGCCACCGCCGACGTGCTGGCCGAGTTCATTCGCGGCGGACACCTCCCCGACAACCCGAAGAAGGACTGACGTGAGCATCACCGAGATAGACACCGACGCCTTCCACCTGCGCCCCTTCATCCGCGAGATCCTCGAGCACGCCAGCGAAGCCGACCCGCGAAGCATCGCCAACATCGCCATCGAGAAGATCGCCGACGAAGACCTTCGGAGCGCACTCGGCGCCGCACTCCCGGACTACGTGCGCCTCGTCATCTCCACCGAACGCATGCGCGTCCTGCGCCCCGCACCCGACGTCCACGGAGCCGCCGAACTCGCCGGCCAGCCACGCGGAACCGGCCACCGCTCCTGGAAGGTCCGCGGACTCCAGGACTACGGGGAAGCCCTGCGCCAGCGCATCCACATCGGCCTGAAGCCGCAGGACTGGAAGCCTCTCGGAGACTGCGACGCCGCCGATCTGCGCGCGGCAGCGGACGAACGTCTCGTCGCCGCCGCACGCACGCAGGCGACCGCCGCCTACTACGCCGATCTGGCCGAACTGCTGACGCGGCACGCCGTGGCCAAGGTGCGGGAGCTGCCCGCGAACGTCCTCGCCGAGACCTTCGGGGGACAGGCGTGACCACTGGTAGCATCGACGACACCCCGGCGGCCAAAGCTGATGCCACGCCCAATCGAGTACCGTCGCCGGGCCCACAGACTCCGCAAGCCCCGCCCATGGATGATGCGCCCCCCAAGCTCGGCACGCCGGGGCTTGCGGATCCCCTTCTCGCACTGCTCGCCGAAGTCCTCGACGACCTCGAACGCACACGCATCGCCAACGAGAACCGACTTCGGCAGCTCACCCGGACCGAGGAAGACTCCGACGGCGTGACGCGCGGACTCGGACTCTTCACCGACGATCCGGCCGTCGCCCGCATCGCCAGCGTCGTCCACAACCTCGCGAAGCTTGAGCGCGAGGTTGAACTCGGCCTCGCACGCCAGTTGCGCGTCCATCCGCTCGGTCCGTGGACCAAGCGGACGCTCGGCCTCGGCCCGAAGCAGGGGCCGCGCCTACTCGCCGCAATCGGCGACCCGTACTGGAACTACCTGCACGACCGTCCGCGCACCGTCTCGGAGCTGTGGGCGTATTGTGGCTACCACGTACTTCCCGCCAGCCAGGCCGTCACCGACACCCAAGATGACGTCGCTGGCGGGAGCAGTCTTCACCCGGGCCAAACACCCGTCGATAGCCATACGCCTTGCGCCCGGGTGAGCAAGCTGGGCGACCCCGACCATGGTGGGGCCGATCCCCACGCGAGCGCCGTCGGGGTCGCTCCTTCCCGCGCCAAGGGCCAGCGCGCCAACTGGTCGGCCAACGCCAAAATGCGCACTTACCTCGCCGCCGAAGCCTGCATGAAAGGCCTCCGCAAGCCGTGCCAGCGCGCAGACGGCGATGACTACGCCGTCCACGTCGAAGGCTGCACCTGCTTCCCCTACCGCCTCGTCTACGACGCCGCACGAGTGAAATACGCCGACGCCCTGCATAAGGTTGAATGCAAACGCTGCGGGCCGTCCGGAAAACCCGCAGCCATCGGCAGCCCGCTCTCGGCGGGACACAAGCACGCCCGCGCGCTCCGCGTCGTCTCCAAAGAGATCCTGAAAGACCTCTGGCGCGAGGCCGCGACGATCCACGCCAGCCAATACCAGTCGAACTGACGTGCGAGTATCGTGAATGCAGTGCGCACCCCCCGTGATCAGCCACTCGTCACCGTCGAAACCAACCTCGGCGGTGACCTGCTGCTGACCGCGGTGCGTCAAGCCCTAGCCCACCTACCCGTGCGCGTCGAATCCGTCGTCAGCACGCTAGCGATCCTAAGGAGCACCGTGTCCGAGCAGGCCATCGTGTCCGCAGTCGTCCCCGCCGCCGAAGCCGTCGCCAAGGCGCTCGCGCCCGAAGCCGAAGCACTCCTCAAGTCCGCCGAAACCCGCCTGATCGCCGAGGGCGACCGGCTCAAGGCCGAGATCGACGCCTCGCACAACGGCGTCCTGGTCTGGCTGCGCGGCGCGCTCGGCGACGTCGCCCCGGCCGCGACCGTGGACCCTACTTCGGCGGTTCCGGCACCGCCCCAGTAACCGAGCACCGGGCCCTCGCCCACTTCGCCGGGATCCGCCAACTCCTCGGCCGCAAGGTCCACGCCGACTTCGACGAGATCGAACACGCACTCGCCGCACTCGAACACGACCTGCGACACGCGTTGAAGCACTGCCACAGCGCACCGACCAGCAGCGCGCCAGCCCGCATCACCGTCACCCCCACCAACCAGAAAGGCAACACCATGACCACCTTCGCACCCGGCGCCACCATCACCTTCACCGCCGTCTCCGACAACGCCGAGAACGCGCCGGTGACCGACACCTACACGTGGACCACCACCGCCGGCACCATCGTCGCCGGCGCCGACACCACCACCGTCACCATCTCCGACGCCCCGCTCGGCGACGTCACCGTGACCGCGACCGACCCGACCGGCCTGTCCGGCTCCGTGACGGTGACGGTCGCCGACTCGACGCCGACCAGCGTCACCGTGACGGCGGCCTAAGCCATGGCCACCCGCGCGAAGTTCCGCTGCACCTCGGTCACGCGCACCTCGTACACTCCCGCGAACGAGGAGGAGCTGCCGCGTCAGTTCGTCTTCCAGGCGATCTACGACCAGAGCATCCCCGAAGACCAGCGGTACGCGAAGTACTCGCCCGCTGGCGAGCTGAAGATCACGGTCGACAACCCGGCCGTGGACTGGGAGATCGGGAAGTCGTACTACCTCGACTTCACGCCGGTCGCCGACGAAACCTGACCCACCCCCGGCGCGCCGTGCCGCCGCACACGCACGGCACACCCAGCCTTCCGAGCCCTCGACGGAGAACCATGGCCCGCTACCACTACGTGCTGACCTTCCAGCGCCAGACGCCCGACGGCACGCTGCACATCGGCACGCACCAGAACTACGCCCACTTCGACGGCCTCGGCGAGAAGCAGATGTACGACCACATTTTCGATCAGGTGGCCCGGGAAGAGGGCGCCCCGGACTCGATGGCCGTCCTGTTCTACCGGCTCACGCCAGACCCGGAAGCGGCCAGCTGATGCCCACGATCCATACCTGCCCCATCCCCGCCTGCGACTGGCAGCGCACCGACGACGGCCCCGAACCCATCGAACAACCCGTCACCCTCACCGACGCCACGGCACTCGTCGAAGCGCACGCCTCCGTCGTCGCAGCCGAGCTCGGCGCCCACTTCGACACCCACCCCGCACGCGACTGGGTCCTGCTCGTACACCAGCTCCGCCAGGAACTCGCCAAACGGGCGCCGCTACTCCTGTGCGCGCCCTGCATCTCCGACCGGCACGACGCACAGGCCGCTGGGCGCCCGCTGCCGTCGATCAGCCCGGCACAGGTCATCGTCGGCGGGACGGGGTCGTGCCTGGGTCACCTGTCGTTCGGACAGCAGCAGCTGCCCGGGCGCACGCCGGGAGGACTGATCGTCTGATGGCCGAGTCCCTCGACGTGCTCCACGTCATCCCGGTCGGTGATCTCGTCGGCCACGACACCGGCACCGCCGAGCCGGACTGCGCGTGCGGCCCCCGCGTCGAGCCCGTGCAGCGGGACGACGGGTCGATGGGCTGGCTGATCGTGCACCACTCTCTCGACGGCCGCGAGAAGACGGAGACCGATCATGCAACATAATCGGCATTATGCGGACGGCTAAGCGATCACCGGAAACGCAGGGACGGCGCCGACCGAAGCCGACGCCGTCCCTCTGCTCTGCCAATTGAGCTACAGGCGACCTCGCGATCGCCCGGCGGGACTTGAACCCGCAACACGTGGCAGTGACGGGATTTGAACCCGTGACCTTCGGGTTATGAGCCCGACGAGCTACCGAACTGCTCCACACTGCTCAGGCCACGATAGCTCACCACCGCGACCCGAGCCCAGACGTATTCCCGGCGTGCCCCGGCGACCCGATCCCATGATGCCTCCAGCCCCAGGTCACCTTCGGCACGTGCACGACCTTCGCGCCAGCAGCGAGGCACCCGAGCGTGAACCGCCAATCCTCGCCCGCGACCTGACCCCCGACCGTCTCACCCGCGACCGGCGCATCGAACCCCACCGACTGGGCGAGCTCCGTCCGAACCAGCGTCGTCACCGTCGTCTGCGTCGGCCGGTCCGGATCGAACGGCTTCCCGAAGTGCTCGAGCGGATCCTTCACATGCACGACGGTGCCATGCCGGTTGATGATCTCGTACCAGGAATAGACGTAGTCGGCGCCGTGCACCTTGGCGCCGGCGAGCAGCGTGCTCAGGTGATCCGGATACATCACGTCGTCGCTGTCGAGGAACGCGACCCACTCCGTCTCCACCTTGCGGAGTCCGCGGTCCCGGGTGATAGCGGCGCCGTTGTGCTCCAGGTCCTCCACCACGTGCACGAGTCGCGGCATCCTGCGCTGCGCCCAGGCCGACTCGACCGCGAGTTTCAGGTACGGTTCGCGGCCGGGATGCGTCGGGATGACCACCGAGATCCCCGGCTTCACTGGGCTGCCATGCTCGGCTTGGCGAAGTACGCGCCGATCGCGCTGCCGCACCACCACTCCTCGACACCGCCAAGAATGGCGAGCACCTGATCGTGCGACCAAGCATGCAAGTGGGCTTCGTGCCGATTTCCGTCTACGGGGCCTTGGGGCCATTCGATGATTGGCAGTGATGCGAAAACCCCGAGCCACGCTGCGGCCCGCGCGCGTTCCCAGACGGCGACTGCATCGGCGACCGCCAGGTGCTCAAGCACGTCCCCGAAGATCACCACGTCTTCAGAGCCGAACTCAAGATCGCGCACATCCCCTACGATCAGCCGGTCGTACTTCGCGACCAGACCGAACCGTTCAATATACGGCTCATGCACCTCGATGGCAGTGAACTTAGCTTCCGGCAGCAGGGGTCGTAGCAGGTCCGCGTATGCGCCAGCGCCGCATCCGACGTCCAGGACAGTCCCTGGATTCAATGCCACGACATGCCTGCGCATCCAGTCCTTGCCTTCGTCACTCGACCAGGGCATTGCGCCTCCCTCGAACGCTCGTACGAGTAGAATAAACGCAAGGACCCCGGCGACCGCGTCAACGGCCCCGGGGCATGGAGACGACCTGATCAGAGGTGCCTCATGGGCGATCGTATCTGCTCGATCCCAGAATGCGCACGACAGCACTACGCCAAGAACTTGTGCAAAATGCACTATGCTCGGCTGCGCAAAACGGGAAGCACGGTCCTCGCCGCGCGCAAAGATCAACTGCTCGCCAACGTTCGAGTGACCGAGACGTGCTGGATTTGGACCGGGAAGCCCACTTCCAACGGCTATGGCCGCTTTGGTCTCGACGGCAATATGATCGCAGCCCATCGCGCGTCCTACCTGCTGTTCGTCGGACCGATACCCGAAGGTCTCGAACTCGACCACCGGTGCCACACGGACGACACCGAGTGCCCCGGTGGTTCCTCGTGCCCGCATCGCCGCTGCGTGAATCCCGAGCACCTAGAGCCCACGACGCATCTGGAGAACGTCCAGCGCGGGCGCGGCGGCCAGCTCCAACTGGCGCGCACTCACTGTCCGCAAGGCCACCCGTACGACGCGGACAATACCTTCATGAGGGCGGACGGCGCACGCGGCTGCCGCATCTGTCGAAATGATCGATCCCGCAAATGCAAGGCGCGCAAGCGCGCTCAGACGGCGCCTCGGTAGGCGCGCTCCCACAGGTGCGCGTGGTCGTCCACGATCCACTTCGCCGCCTCGGCGCGCGCCGCAGCACCCATCCGCGCACGCAGCTCATCATCCCGCACCAGCAGGTCCAGGTATTCGGCCCACTCACGCTCGTGCTCGACCAGAAAGCCCGTCTGCCCGTGCCGCACGAAGTCCCGATACGGACCCACATCCGACGCGATCACCGGGATGCCGCGAGCACCATACTCCAGAGCCTTCAACGGCGACTTACACCGGTTGAACTGCACATTCGCCAACGGCGCCAAGCCGATCTGCACGTCGATCCCCGCCATGTACCGGACCGGGTCACGCCAGATCGGCCGCCACGGACGCACCTCCGCATCCACACCGAGGAGCTCACCGTAGTCGACACCACCCATCACCACCTTGGTGTCGGGATGTGCGGCGAACCAGCGGCCGAGCGGACGCCGTAGCTGTTCGACGTCGCCGAGGTGCGTGTTCGACCCGTACCAGCCCACCGTCACCGCACCCGACTGGTCGACCGGCGGCAGGTCGAACACCCGCCGCTCCAGGCAGTTCGGCAGCACATGCACGGGCGCCGTCACGCCGTACTCGGCGCGCACCACCTCGGCCAGGTATTCGGTCGACACGGTCACCGCGTCCGCCGTCCGGATGTTCTCCAGCAGCCGGGTACGCCGGATCGGCATCGCGTAGAACGAGCGTGCCGTCTTGCTCGTCGGCTCGACGTTGAGCAGGTCGTCGTCGGTCTCGAATACCCGGCGCACGTCGCCGCGTGCGGCCTGCCAGCGTTGCGACGGCCATTCGTTGCTCACGCGCTGCCCGACGAGGACGTGGTTCGCCGGGCGCTTGCCGTGCTGCCACTGCATGTCGCCGCGGTAGACGGTCGAGTGGCCGCGTCGTGCGAGCGCGTCGAACGGGACGCGGATGCGGTAGTAGCCGACGCCTTCGTGGTCAGCGAGCCAGCCGCCGAGGACTAGCGGTTTCGAGGTGTCCACGAACAGATGTTCGCACATCTGTTCGCTCTCGCTCTATCATCCACATATGGCCATATGCGTGACTGAGCAGATGATCGATGCGGCGCAGACGCAGCTGCCCGGCGTCTGGAACCGCGCACGCGTCCGCCGAGCCCTCGAGGCCGCCATCGCCCAAGTCCCGATCGAAGACGACATCCCCATCCCGACGACGCTCACCGTCCACTGCCTGGTCGACGAGCAGCAGCTCCGCGCCGACGTGGTCGCCGCCGTCGAACGCACCCGGGCCATGCTGCCGATCGACGCACGCGGCACCCTCGACCTGGCCGAGCTGAAGATGCAGCTCGGCAGTCCCCAGCCGACGATGACCGTCCACGAGCCCGTGCTCAACCCGGCACTCGGCCTGCCGCTCGAACTCGGCAGCCAATCGGACATCGCCAACCGGCTGCACGTCGGCCGCTCAACCGTCTCCGGCTGGATCAAGAACCGTGAGGCCAACGGCATGCCGGGCCCCGTCGACGGACTCGCCTACGACCTGCCAGCCGTCGAAGCATGGCACCGCGACTGGAAGGCGGCCGGCTGATGCCCGGCGGCCACCGGAACAACCAGCAGCGAGTCAGCGCCGAACTGAACGCCCGCATCGTCGAACTGCGGGACGCCGACTGGACGTTCCGGGAGATCGCCGCCGAAGTAGACCGCGACGTCGCCGTCGTCTGGCGCCACTACCAGCGCGCCATGCGCCGCATCCCCGCCGCCGCCGTCGAACAGCACCAAGCGAAGATCGCCCTCCGGCTCGACGAGCAGCTCCGCCGCATCGACATGGAGCGCGAGATCCTCGATGACATCGTCGCCAAGCGGCACGTGCACATCTCCAACGGCCACGTCGTCTCCGAGATCATCGGCCAGGACGAGCTCGGCAAGCCGATCTACGGCGAGCCGTACGAAGACGACGCCCCGACCATGGCCGCCATCGACCGGCTCGGCAAGCTCGACGACCAGGAGGCGAAGCTCCTCGGGATGTACCCGAAGCAGCAGGTCTCCGTCACCCGCGAAACCTCCGAGCTGGACGCCACCGTCATCGACATGATCAACCGGGCGAAGGAACGCGCCGCAGCACGCGAAGCCGCCATCAACGCCCCCGAGCCCGAGGCGCCATGACCGCGATCCTCGACGCACCCACCACCGGCGACTTCGACCTCGACGCATTCCTCGCCTCCGTCGACCCGGCCGAACTCGCCATCCCCGAATGCCGCAGGCTGCTGGCCAAATATTCGCCGCTCTGGTTCGCCGTGATCTACCTCCCGCACCACCTCGCATCCAAGGAAACCCGCGACCAGATCAGCTTCTCCCGCTTCCACCTCGACCTGTGCGAATGGGCACTGCGCTGGTGCCTGCGCCAGCACGCCGAAGCCGCCGAACGCACCGCATGGGTCGCACCCCGCGGCTCCGGGAAATCCACGTGGGGATTCCTCATCCTGCCGATCTGGGCACTCGCCTACGCCCACCGCCGCTACATCTCCGCGTTCGCCGACTCCGGCAACCAGGCGCAGCAGCACCTCATGTCGTTCAAGCTCGAGCTCGCCACGAACCAGCTGCTCCGCGAGGACTTCCCCGACCTCGTTGCGCCGGCCACCCGCGGCGGCGTCACCGTCGCCGACCGCCAGGACATGTACATCGCCAAGTCCGGCGTCGCGTTCACTGCGAAGGGCATCGACTCCAGCACGCTCGGCGCGAAGATCGGCAACCAGCGCCCGGACCTGATCCTGTTCGATGACATCGAACCCGACGAAGCCAACTATTCGCCGTACCAGAAGGATCAGCGGCTCAAGACCGTGCTGCAGGCCGTTCTGCCGATGAACCTGAACGCGGTGGTCACGTTCCTCGGCACCACCACCATGGACGGCTCGATCATCCATGACCTCGTGCGCCAGGCGACGGACCCGGAGTCGCCGCCGTGGCCGCGCGAGGAGCGCATCCGCGTCCACTACTACGACGCCATCGTCCCCGGCGGGGACGGCGTCGAACGCTCCCTGTGGCCCGAACGCTGGCCGCTGGCGTTCCTGAAGTCGATCCGGCACACCGCGAGCTACAAGCTCAACTTCGAGAACCAGCCCGTCTCCGAGGGCTCATGGTGGAGCCCGGGCGACATCCACTACGACCGGCGCCCGCACTACGACCGCACCGTCATGGTCATCGACGGCGCCGTCACCGTGAAGAAAACCTCCGACGAAACCGGCATCTCCATCGTCGGCCTCGCACTCGCCGAGCGCCGCCTGTTCGTCCGCGAAGCCATCGGCGTCCGCCTCACCGGCGAACCCCGGCGCGCCAAGGTCATCGAACTGATCCTCGACTACGACGTCGACTACGTCATGGTCGAAGCCAACCAAGGCGGCGACCTCTGGTTCACCGAGCTCAACAACCTCCCGGTGAAGATGACCACGTTCACGCAGAAGGAACCCAAGCCCGTCCGCATCAAACGGGCACTCGCCGCCTACCAGCGCCGCGGCGGCCGCGTCGCCCACGAAAAGCCCCTCGCGCAGCTCGAACGGCAGATGAAGGCCTACCCGAACGTCCTACACGAGGACGTCCTCGACGCCACCGCCGCAGCCCTCGAACACCTCGTCGCGATCATCTTCAAGTCCGCCGCCGCACGCAGTGACCGCGCCCTCGTCCACCAGCTCTCCTACCGGCAGAATCGAGGCGTCTGATGCTGACGGGCGACTACACCGTACCGAGCTACGGACCATGGATCGACGTAGCCCCCAACACCGACATCGAGCTAGTCCTCTCCGAGGTCAGCGAAGCCCTCGAGGGCTACGAGCACGCCGAGGAATACGACTCGATCAACATTTGGGAGCGGTTCACCCTGTCCCGCGAGGGCAGGACCCTGCGGCAGGCCGACATCGAGTTCAACCCGAACCTGTGCTCGCCCGTGATCGACGCGGTCAACGACCGGCTCCTGATCACCTCCGTCGTCGCCAGTGCGGGCGCCGCAGCCGACGCGGCAGCGAGCGACACAGCGACCAACAAGCTCAACCAGCTCATCCGCGAGAACGAACTCGACACCCGCTACCGGTCCTGGAACCGCAAGACGCTGCGCGACGGCGACGGCTACATCATCGTCTGGCCAGACCAGCCCATCGCGCCGGGCGCCCAGCCGGAGCTCACCGGGAACATCGACGTCGAGGACGTCGCCACACCCCTCGGCATCAACATCACCTACGGCGACCCGCGGTACTGCCGCATGTTCTACGACCCGGACAACCCACGCCGCAAGATCTTCTTCGCGCAAATGTGGGAGCAGGCCGGCGACGACCAGAAGAAACGAATCAGGGTCAACCTGTTCTACCCGGACCGGGTCGAGAAGTGGATCGGCACCCCCGGCAGCAAGCAGAAGAAGGCCGCGGACTTCCAGCCGTTCATCGACCCCGACCAGGACGGCGACAACGACTACGCCGGATCCGGCGACGACCCCGACCACGATCCCGCGCCCGTATCGTCGTGGCCGATGCCCAACCCGTACGGCCAGGTCCCGGTGTTCCATCTGCGGACCGACGTCGACTACGGCAAGCCGGAGCACAGGAACGCATGGGCCGAGCAGGACGGCCTGTCGCAGACCGTCGAGATCCTGATGGTCACGTTGCAGTTCGCCGGGTATCCGCAGCGGTGGGCGATGCAGGAAGCCGACTCCCTCGGCAACCAGTCCGTCAGGGAAGACCCGTTCGCCGACCACTCGCCGGCCGACTGGGACCACGACTACGCCGAAGAGGCCCTGTCGACGACGACCGTGAACGCTGGTGCGATCTCGAACGAGACCGGCAGCGAGTGGGAAGCCAACCCGGGCTCGATGCAGCTGTTCAAGAACTTCAAGGCGGTCGGCCAGTTCCAGGTCACCAACCCGGACGTGCTGCTCGAGCCGCTGAAGCAGTTCGCGAACCTGATCTCCACCGCGACCAGCACGCCGCTGTGGAAGTTCGCCGGACTCGGCACCTCGATGCCGTCCGGCGAAGCCCTGAAGATCAGCGAGATGCCGCTGGTCCAGAAGTGCCGAGACAGGCAGGTTTTGCTGGCCGGCGCATGGCAGGCCGCGTACGAATTCGCCCTGAAGATCCTCGGCATCACCGCCGTCGTCACCGTGTCCTGGGCGAACCCGGCCACCAACGACCTAAAAGAGGTCTGGGACCTCGTCGAGCAGAAGGTCCAGCTCGGCGTCCCCCGCGACGTGGCGTTCATGCAGGCCGGTGTTCCCGAGGCGCAGGCGCAGGAGTGGGCGAACACCTACTCCACCATCTACGCGCAGGCCGAGTACCAGCAGGGCCGCGCGAAAATGTACGGGGCACAGGCGGACCTGCTGACGCAGCAGGCCATCGCCGCGAAGATCGCCAACGGCATGCCGGAGCTCACCGCCTGGGTCGAAGCCGGATACGACGAGGCCGAGGTCAACAGCTGGCTCACCGACAACGAGCAGCAGAACTCGCTGTCGCGCAAGATCGGCATGTTCGGGCAGATCACCGCCGGACTCCAGCAACTCGGGCTCGCGATCGGCATGGAAGTGATCAGCCAGGAAGGCGCCAACGCGATCGTCGTCCAACTGTTCGGCGACCTCCTGCCGGAGATCCCGCGCGCCATCCTCGAAGCCGAACCGGACGACGACGAACCCGACGACGACGCCGCGGCCGCCGGCCAGCCGGACGCCTACCAGCAGCTCCTCAACACCGACCCGACGCACCCCGAGGACGCCGGCTACAACATGCCCGCCGGCTTCGCACAGCAACTGCCGCCCGGCGCCGCACCGCCCGCGCCGATCCCGATGGAAGACCGGTAGCCGATGGCCGCCACCATCCTGGATACCCGCGACCAGGTCGACGCCGAGGCGCTCGCCCTGGAGATGGCCAGCGCCCGCAACGTCACCCGCCAGTTGCGGAAGGCGGCAGCGCGGCTGATCGCGCTCGCACTGACCGAGGCCGCGAAGGCCAAGCTGGCCAGCGGCGCCCAGCTGACCCCGGCACAGCAGCAGACGGCGCGCACCACCCTGAACACAGCCATCGCCGCACTGTCGGTGGACGTCGCCGCACAAACCACCACAGCCATCGCCGCGGGCATCGCCCTGGCACTGCGGCAGGAGAAGACGCTCCTGCCGCAACTCGACCTCACCCCGGCCGACGTCCGCGCCGCACTCGACGACCCCGTACTCACCGACGCCGGGAACGCCACGACGCAGGTCCTCGAGGACGCGATCGGCGCCGTCGAACAGGCCGCAGCCGGCCCGCTGGACACCGCCGCCAGCCTCGAGGCACTCGCCGCCCGCGCCGGTGGCGTCGCGCCGCGCGTCGAACGACAGGTGCGATACCTCACGAACCGGTCGATCAACCAGACCACCGTGCAAATCGTGCTGCTCGCCCCCACCCAGCCGGAGCCCGCCGACGCCATCCCGCCGGCCACACGCACGCCGATGGGACCGCAGCCGCAAGACGAGATCCCGCCCGGCCCGGCCGAGCCGCCGATCTCCGCGAACAACCGGTCGCCCCTGCTCGACAACGGGCTGCGCGTCGTCTGGGTCGCCGAACGCGACGCCTGCCTCGTGTGCCTCGCGCTCGCCGGCCGCTCCATCGACCCCAACTCGGGCGCCGGCTTCGACGAGGAGGCCACGTTCGGCAAGCCCGGGTCCGCGCCCGCAGTGTGGCCGCTCGGCATGCCGCTGATGTCGCCGCCGCGCCACCCGAACTGCCGGTGCAGGCTGCGGGTCATCTCCGCGACCAACACGATGGTTCCCGAGGCGCTGCGGCGTGAGGCCGAGCGCACGGTGGCGCGCGGCTGGTCGAACCATGCCTCCCGCGTCCAGCGCCTGTCCGCCGCGGATCGGCTCGTGGCCGCGCCGAACCGGCTGCCGATGACCGTGAACGAGCGCGCCCGCACGGACGTCGGGCGCGGCGAGTTCTCCACCCGACACCGCCCGCGTACCGGGCTGCGCGTCGGATAGCCCTCAACCCGAAGGAGCACCATGGCCGACCAGACAGCCACCCCCCCCGCTGCGGCAGCCGCAGCCGAGGGCGGCGAAGGAGATCCGCTCGACGCGCTCGATCAGGCACTCGCCGACGACCCCGCCGAGGGAAGTGGCGAGCCCGCGGAGTGGAAGGCGCCGACTCAGGCGGAGTGGGAAGCGGATCAGGCCGCGCACAAGAAGGCGCTCGAGACCGAGCAGGGCAAGCTTAAGCGCGCCCGCGACCAGGCGAAGCGGCTGCGCGAAGGCAAGAGTGCCGACCCGGCCGATCCCGCCGAGGAAGGCGCCCCGGCGCCCGCGCCGGATCCGAAGCTTGCCGTGTGGCAGCGGCGCGCCGTGCGCACGGCGGCCGAGGCCGCGCTCAAGGACCGCGGGGCGCGCCCGGAGTTCGCGAAGCTGGCGTTGAACGAGCTGAACGCGGCCGAGGTCGAGTTCGATCGCAACGACGAGCCCGAGCTCGATGAGTGGCTCGACGAGATGGAGGAGCGTTACCCGGCGCTGTTCGTCAAGGAGGAGGCCCCGGCCGCGGCTGGCCGTCAGGCGATGGGCGGTGTGGATCAGGGCCGGGCCGCGAAGGGCGCGGGTACGGCGAAGAAGAAGAGCTTCGGCGAGCAGGTGCTGGAGAACTCGCGGCGGGCCCGCGCTGGCCGGTAGGCGCGGGGGTCGCACAACTGTTCGATCTGGCGTATCATCCGAATGATCGCTGAGCCAGAGCGCCCGGCGGTCACCGCCGCCAGGGTGCGGCCCACAACTTAAAGCACGACACCGTGCGCTTGGCAGAGTCCGGCCGGTTCCAGATCTCCTGGCACCGGCCGTCGCCGTTCCAGGAGTCCAAAACTCCCGGAAGGTGCCCCCAGTGGCAGTGTCAGACTTCTCCGCCTGGACCCCAATCGTGTGGGATGACCAGGCCGTCAACGAGGAGATGCAGCCCTCGGCGATGTACCAGTCCGCCCGGCTGATGAACATGACCTCCTCGAGCTACGAGATTCCGCGGTTCACCGACGCGGATGTCAACGGCGGCAGCACGCTGACCGACGACACGAACAGCGCCGACGAGATCATGCTGTACAGCTACCAGTTCAACGGCAAGTTCACCCTCGACGAGGCGCAGGTTGAGGACTCCGCGGCGGACGTCATCGAGTCGACCTCGTTCGAGTGGCTCAACTCCCTGCGCATCAGCTACGACAACGCGTGCTTCGGCGTGTCGGCCGCGCGATCGACCACGGTGGGGAACTTCCAGCCGTTCAACTCGATCTACTACGCGGTCACGAACAACGACTCCGACGTCGGCTACACCGCGAACACGAACTACACCAACACCGGTACCGCGGGTCTGACGTACGCCACCCTGAACGAGGGGCTCGGCCTCGCCGAGGACACCACGTTCTGGAACGAGTCGAACGGCATCGCGATCATCCACCCGCGGCTGAAGAAGGCGCTGCGCGGAATCCTGGACCTCAACGGTCGGCCGATCCTGACCGAGTCCACCGGCGGTTTCCCCGGTGGTGGTGCGAGCCTGCCGGAGTTCATGGGCTACCCGGCCGTGTACTCCCGTGGCGCGATCGTCACCTCGAACTTCCAGGGCGCCCGCGGCAAGGCCGGCGCCGCAGTCGGCAACCCGCTGATCATCTTCGCGAACCCCAAGATGATGGTCCGCGGCTCCCGCATCGAACCGCAGTCGCAGTTCATCAACGCGAACATCAACGTCAACGCCCTGGAGCACACCCTCCAGTGCCGTGCCCGCCTCGGATTCGCCGCCACGATCCCGCAGGCGTTCTCCGTCATCGAGGTCGCCTGATCCACCTGACCGTGGGCGGCGTCAACGAGGGCTGACGCCGCCCGCAACCACTCGATGGGAGGTGAACGCCATGACCGCTGCGACCGTGACCGGGACGCTGGTGAACCCGGCCGAAGGCGCGCTCGCGTCCGCGACCGTGGCGTTCACCCTCGTCGACTTCAACGACCAGCCGGCCGCCGGCTTCGACGCGACGGACCTGGCCGAGACGATCGACACCGCGACCGTCACCCCGGACTCCGTCACGGGCGCCTGGTCGCTCGCGCTGACGCCGAACGCGCAGATCACCCTGTTCGACGGCTCCGGCGACTCCGCGTACCGGGTCGTCGAGTCCTCGGCCGGCGCATCGTCGACCTACTGGATCGTCGTCACCGCCAACGCGGACCCGGTGTGGGTCGGGACCTTGCGCACTGCGGCGGTGTCGCCGGGTGTGCCGTCGCAGCTGCCGGGGACCTGGTGCTCGCTGACGGACGTGACCACCTACACCGGGTCGACCGACGTCGTCCAGACTGACCTGAACGTGGCGCAGGTCATCCTCGAGGGCACGATTCACCGGATCTGGCGCGTCACCGACGTGGAGAAGCGGGACATCTACTGGCTGTCGCGGGCGACCGCGTTCCAGGCGCTGTACGTGCATGCGCATCCGGAGCTCCTGACGATGATGGACGTCCAGTCGATCTCCCAGGACGGGCTGTCGATCACGTTCCGGCAGGGCACGCAGACGCTGCCGATCATCGGGCCGATGGCGAAGCGGATCCTCGACGCGCTGTTCCGCGGGTCGAACACGACGGTGCGGCTCAACTCGGCGTTCCAGAAGAACCGGATGGTGCGCGCGGGTGTCGGTTCGGGCGGTTCGAGCCCTTGGAGCCCGATGTGATCGCCACCGCCACCACGACGATCGCGATCCTGCGCGGCCAGGGCACCAACGACTTCGGCGACGTCGTCGACCTGCCGAACGTCGTCATGGCCGGAGTCCCCGCGTCGATCATCGAACGGTCGCAGCGCGTCCACGGCCCGAAGGACTCCGAGGACCGCATCATCCGGATCTACAAGCTGCGGGTCGCCCGCGGCACCGGGGTCCAGAAGGACGACCGGGTCCGCGACTCGGCCGGCCGGGTGTTCATCGTCGACAACGTGTATCAGCAGTCGAATCCGTTCTGGCCGCAAGACCAGTCCGCCGACCTGTCCCTGACGAGCTGAGGAGCAAGTCATGGCCAAACTCACCGCCGCGCAGCGCAAGAAGCTCGCCCCGAGCCAGTTCGGGCTTCCCGCGACGCAGCAGTACCCGATCAACACGGCCTCTCGGGCGCGCACCGCGCTCGGCCGGGCCAAGACGAACGCGACCCCGCTCCAGCAGAAGCAGATCAAGGCGCGGGTCAAGAAGAAGTACCCGAAGATGCACGTCTCCTGACCGACCCGTCAGGAACGCGGCACACGGCCGGGCAGACCGGCCGCCGCACCCAGCACTATCACCGGCCCGCAGAGGACGGAGAGGACCATGACGCGCACACGCACGACCGCACACGCCGCGCTGGCCTCTCCTGCCGTCCGCTTGGACGGTGCCGCATGAGCTTCCTGGCCCACGTCCTCGGCATCGACAACCTGAGCGGCCCCTGGTACGGCTTCTGGTCGGGGATCTTCGGGGACGCCTCGATCCTCGCGATGCCCGCGCTCCTGCTGCGCCGCCACAACTGCCACGTCAAGGGCTGCCCGCGGATCGGCCGCCACCCGGTCGACGGCACCACGTGGACGGTATGCCGTCGCCACCACCCCGACGACCACCCGACCGCACAGGACGTGCTCGGAGGTGGCGACGATGCCCACTGACACTCTCAAGCACGCCAACAACGAGCTCGTGGCCGTCGCGTTCCTCCAGGCGATCCTCGGCCAGACCGGCGGCGTGGGCGCACGGCTGCCCGGCGACACCGCGTCGTGGGCGACCACCGGGTTCGTGCAGATCGGCGTCGTCGGCGGGTCCCCGAACGTCTACGGTCCGCTGCGCCGCCCGGTGATCGAGGTCAAGGCCACGGCCATCGCACCGGCCAGCAAGCAGCCCCCCTGGTACCAGGCCAACGACCTGGCCGAGCGGATCCTGGCCGGCTGCTACGACGCCTATCAGGCGCCGGTCCAGACGATCCTGCCGCCCGGGTTCGAGAACGCGTTCGTGCAGTCCGCGTACGCCCTGACCGAGGCGCGTCGTCTCGGCGGCGACGATTCGAACATCGCCCGCTACACGTTCGACCTGCAACTCAACTGGGTCCCGGCAGGTGGCGCATGACCGAGATGCGGATCGTGATGGATCCGGACTGGCTCGGGCATCTCCGCGAGGCCGAGCAGGTGTTCCTTGATGAGCGGCTCGGCCCGGACATCACGGCGGACGCCAAGCGGTACTGCCCGGTCGACACCGGCCGGTTGCAGGCTGCGATCGACTTCCAGGTGCTCGGCGGCGCCGGGTCGGTACCCGAGTTGCAGGTGGCGCCGTTCCCAGACGAGGACGGGCCGATCGAGTACGCGATGGCGGTCGAGTTCGGCTACCACGGCCTTGAGGTGGTCCGCGAGCACATGGCGCACTCCAGCAAGGGCCGCGAGTTCGTGGTCCGCGAGCACACCCGGCACGGCAATTCACCGGAGCAGCGGTATCTGCGGCCCGCCCTCTACCAGGAGCGATACGAGTGACAGTCAAGGTTCGCACGCGTTTCCAGCCGTGCCACGAGATCGAGGTCGACGAAGCCGAGGCCGCGGTGCTCAAGCACCAGGGGCATCTCTGGGCCGGCACCGACGCCGAGCTCGCCGAGCTCCTCGAAGAGGCAGGACTCGGCGCCCCCCCGGCGTCGGAGAAGAAGACCAGCGCCGGGCCGACGGCCGCGGCCGAGACGAAGAAGGAGACGCAGCCGTGACGCGCCAGTCGCTCACCCCGCAGCCGTGCACCAAGACGACGCTGCTCAACCCGACCTACGCATCCCTGTCCGCGGTGACCGGGATCGAGTGGCAGAACACCGGCAAGGAGGTCCTCGCGATCATCAACGGTTCGACCGCCTCGACCGCGACGATCAACCTCGCATCCACCGTCGAAGGCCAGACCGTGACGCCGTTCACCGCCGCGCTCCCGACCTCCAACACGGCCCCGCAGTTCCTCGGCCCGTTCAACCCGTCGCACTACAACAACCCCGACGGCAACATCTACATCGACCTGAGCAGCATCACGGGCGTCACCGTGGCCGTGCTCCAGATCCCGGGAGTGTACTGAGATGTCCCCCACCCTCGTAGCCAACAACACCGTCCGGGGCCCGGCGAACATCTGGGTCGGCAGCTTCGGCGTCACCGAGCCCGCGCAGACCAACGCCGCGCTGATCGCGGACCCGTCGACCGGCTGGACCTCCATCGGCCTGACCACGGGCGGTTGCACCTGGGACGACGACCAGACCGTCTCGGACACCGAGGCGGACCAGGTCATCGACTCCATCGGCGGCCGCGTCACCAAGCGCAAGACCATGGTCACCTTCAACATGGAAGAGCCGACCTTGGCCAGGCTCGCGATCGCGCTGAATAACTTCGGCACCGTCTCCACCCCCGGCAGTGGGGTGAGCCTGTACGACCCGGGGCAGTTCACCGCAGGGTCGATCCCGGCGTACACCGCGATCCTGGTCGACGGCTGGGCGCCGCAGATCTCCGGTGGTGGTGCGGCCCGGCGGCGGGCGATCTTCCGCAAGGTGCTGAACACCAGTTCGAAGGTCGAGATGGTCGCCGACCCGACGAAGGACGCCGTATGGGCGTTCTCGGGTCAGTGCTACTTCGTGTCCTCCTCGATCAGCCCGTACATCGTGATGGACCAGACCGCATGACCGCCACCGTGACGGCCAAGCCGCGCAAGAACGGGCGCGCCCCGGCCAAGGTCCAGACCGCGACGGTGGCTCCGTTCGCGGCGCTGTCCTTCGCCAAGCGCGGCCCGGACGAAGACGGCGACCGCATCCCCCTGTTCGAGATCGACGGCACCGAATACACGATCCCGGCCGTCGTGCCGACCGGCGACGCCCTGCTGCACCTCGCGGTCACGAACAACCTGCCTGACGAGGCGATGCGCGGCATGTACCTGCTGCGCGAACTCGCCGGCCCGGACGCGCTCACCGCGCTGCTCGGCCAGGCGGACATGTCGGACACCGACTGGCACAAGCTGATCTCGATCCTGTCGACGCACTGTTTCGGGCGCCTGGAGGCCCCGGGAAACTGACGTCGCGGCTCCGGCAGATCACGTGGACGCTCTCGCATCTCGATGACCTGCGCAGTGATTTCAGTGTGCTGCACAGGGTGGATGAGATCGAGCAGCTGCCGGGGCCGCGGTTCTTCGCCTACTGCTACCGGCTCTCCGCCTACCAGGGCGTGATCTCGCTGGAGGCGCGGCGTGCGGCGGCCGTGCGCACGCAGCAGCGGGCCGCAGGGCCGGTGAGCATCGGCGATTGGGCCAAGACGCACAGGGCCGCGATGGAAGCGGCGTCCGAGACGAACGGGAGGAGGTGAACCATGGCAGGCTTCAAGATCGCTGACGGGTATGTGTCGGTCACCCCCGACGACGACGGGTTCGAGGAGCAACTGCGCGAGAAGATCCAGGCGGCGGCCGAAGGCGTCAAGGCGAACGTCGGACTCGGCCTGACCGACGACGCGGTGATCGAGCTCGACGAGGATGTGCACGCCGCGATCGACCTCGCCACCGAGGACGCGAAGGCGAACGTCGGGCTCGGTCTGAAGGACGACGCCGTCGAAGCCCTCGACGCGGATGTGAAGGCGGCTACCGATCTGGTCGGCGAGGACGCCAAGGTCAAGGTGTCGGTCGACGACAAGTCCGCCGAAGACTCTGGCGAGGGCATGGGCGGCCTGATCGTCGCGGGGATCGTCGCCGGCCTCGGGCTGGGCGCGCCGCTGCTGCTCGCCGCGACCGGCGCGGCGTTCGTCGGGATCGCCGCATATGCGCTTAAGTCGAACAAGGTCATCGCCGCCGACTACACGCAGCTGGGCAAGACCGCCGAGACCGCCCTGACGCAGGCTGCTGCGCCGCTTGCCGGGGTGATGAACCAGAACCTCCAGACCCTGAACTCTTCGATCAAGGAGTTGCAGCCGACTCTCGACGGCCTGTTCGCGAACCTGGGCCCGGACATCACCTCGGTGACCGGTGGGATCATCTCGTTCACCTCCAACGCGCTGCCGGGGCTGTCGCAGGCGGTCAACGACTCGCACGACGAAGTCCAGGCCTTCGCAAGCGGCCTTGGCTCGCTCGGCACCGGTGTGGGCGGCTTCTTCACCGGCCTGACGAGGGACTCGCTGACCACGAGCGCGGGGATGCAGGCCACGTTCGGGCTGCTCGGCAACACCCTGACGACCCTCGGCAGCGTGCTCGGTTCGGCGTCGTCGGCGATCAGCGCGGACCTGATGGCGATCGTCCCGGCGGCGGATGCCGTGCTGGGCGCCATCGACAAGATCGCTGACCCGGCGACCGTCGGCGCGGCGCTCGGCGCGTTCTCCGCGTCGAAGTTCTCCGGCCCGATCAAGTCCGGCCTCCAGTCCGTCTCCAACGGGTTCCTGAACGTCGCGGCCAAGGCCGAAGGCGCAGGCGGCGTGCTCGGCTCCGTCGGCGGCGCCGCGGAAAAGGCGTCGGGCGGCTTCAGCACGATGGCGGACGTGATGGGCGGCCCGTGGGGCATGGCCATCGGCGCCGGAGTCGGCCTGCTCTCCGGTCTGGCTGGGTCGATGTTCAACGCGGCGAAGGCTTCCGACGCACTCACCCTGTCCCAGACGACCCTCACCCAGTCGGTGTCGCAGGACAGCGATACTGCGGGCGCCGCGACGGCCGCTCTGGTCGCCCAAACCTTCGCCACCGACGGCCTGTCCAAGAGCGCTGCCGCGGCGGGGGTGTCCACCTCGACCTGGACGCAGGCGGTCCTCGGCAGCTCGACCGCACAGCAGAAGGTCCTGGACGCCGTCGACAAGACGAACCAGGCGACGCAGAACCAGGCCGCCGCCACCGACAACGCGACGCACTCCACCGGCAAGTTCTCCGACGAGCAGAAGGACGCGCAGGAGGCGGCGCAAGGCAGCGCGGCGGCGACGAACAAGCTCACCGTCCAGAACCAGCAGCTCGTCAACTCGCTGAACGCACAGACCAAGCAGGTCGCCACCACCATCGCCCAGCAGACCACCTATGAGCAGGCCATGGCCGCGCTGACCAACACGCAGCAGCTGTTCAACGCGTCACTGACCGCCGGATACAAGTCGATGGTCGCCAGCGCGCAGGCCGCATCCCTGACGACGGTGGCGAACCTGAACCTCGGCACCTCGAACTACGCCCTGAACACGTCGCTGGACCAGACGCTGACCACCTACCAGGAAGCGTCCACGCAGGCGAGCTCCTACAACACGGTGCTCGGCGCGCTGAACGGCACGACGATGAGCCTGGACGAGGCGCAGAACACGCTCGCCCAGCAGATGCTCACGGCGAAGACGTCGTTCAAGGCGAACAAGGACTCGCTCGACGAGAACACTCAGGCCGGCATCGACGACCGGCAGGCCCTGGTCTCGGCGGCGCAGGCGATTACCGCGATGGGTGTCGCGCAGGAGCAGGCGACCGGCAGTGTGAACGCGGGCAACGCGAAGATCCAACAGCAGATCACCGCGTTCGTGGCCACGACCGGCGCGACCGGGAAGGCCAAGCAGGCAATCATCGCGTACCTGGAGCAGATCGCGAAGATCCCGGCGAGCACGAGCACGACCGTGAACGTGAACACAGGCGCGGCGATGAATTCGCTCAACCAGATCTCCGGCAAGCTGGCATCGCTGATGAGCACCGAGTCGACGGCCGGGGCCACGGAGTCCCAGCTCAACTCGAACGCGAACTCGCTACTGCACTCGCTCGGCCACAAGGCCGCCGGTGGGGACGTCTCCGGCGGCACGGCGTACGTGGTCGGCGACGGTGGCCGGCCCGAAGTGTTCGTGGCACCGACGGACGGCTACATCTACCCCTCGGTCGGCGCCGGGCAGCAGGCGATCGCCCAGCACAACGCGCAGGTCGCCGGGAGTGCCAGCCGCGGCGGCGCGTCGGTGACGGTGCACCAGTACTACTCCGGTTCCGCGCTCCCGACGGTCGAGCAGTCCGCGAACATGCGCCGCGAACTCTCCTACACCCTGGGGGTCCCGGCATGACGACCTGGGCACCCGGCAGTGCTCCGAACCCGCCGCCGACGCTGAACTTCTACGACCAGGCATCCGGGACGCTCGTCGACCCGACGTCCGTGCAGCTCGACCTCACCTACGGCGACACCCTCGGCAACGGGGCGCCGGACTTCGCCGGACCGTACACCTACGCGGGCGCGTCGTCCCCGACACCCGGACAGGTGTACCGGATCTCGACCGGCGTCTACGCCTACCAGTGGACGATCCCGAACACGGCGCCGAACGGCGTGTACATCGCGAACTGGACGGTCGTCTACGAGGGCAACACCTACATCGGGTTCGACAACCTCACCGTCGCGGGCGGCACCGTCACGCCGGTCGCATCCCTCGACGTCGGGTTCTGGACCGGGTCGATCACCTACGGGTCGGTGGTGCTGCCGCTCGGCGCGGTGGACGCGAACGGCACCTCGTGGGCGCTGATCGGCGTGGACGGCCTCGACGGCGATCCGACGGACGGCCAGGTCGTGCAGCGGGCCGGGGATCACGGCGGATATCCGACGCCGCAGTATTACGCGCCCCGGCCGATCACGTTGCGGATCTGGGCGTCCGCGCAGTCCCATGCGCTGCGGGATATCGCCCGCGCGTTGTTGCAGCAGGCGGTGCCGGTCAGCGATATGGCGACGCTCGTCTACAACGAGCCGGTCCCGAAGGCGCTGATGGTGCGCCGCTCCGGTGCGATCAAGGAGTCGTATCCGACGCTGCTGGATTGCGTGTTCTCGGTCGGGCTGATCGCGCCGGACCCGCGCAAGTACGGCACGCAGTGGACCGTCAGCGTGACGGCGAACGCGACGAATCTGGGCATCGTTTTCCCGGTCGTTTTTCCGATCACCTTCCCGGCGCAGACGCCGCCGGGGGTGGCGGACGTGGCGAACGGCGGCAACTTCGAGACGCGCCCGGTCATCACGGTCAACGGGCCGATCACGGCGCCCGGCGTCTACAACGCGACCACCGGTCAGACGATCTCGTTCTCGATGCTCGCGATGCAGTCCACCGACACGCTGATCGTCGACCTGCTCAACAAGGTCGCCCTGCTCAACGGCGCCTACTACCCGGCCGACCTCCAGTCCTCCTGGTGGGTTCTCGATCCGGGCGCGTCGCAGATCATCCTCCAGGGCTCCGGCGCGGCCGGCGCGGAGATGACCATCACCTACCAAGACGCCTGGATGTGACGCCATGACCACGTCGTACGCGATGAGGAATTTCGCCTTCGGCGACGGCCTGACCTACGGCTCCCAGGACGTGCGGCTCGCACTCGGCGCCCTGATGGCCGCGCTCGGCGGGAGCTCCGGCAACGCGCTCGCCGTCGGCTCCGGCGTGCTCGACGCGCCCGGCACCCCGCTGAAGGCGGCGGCATCCTCGGGCCTGTCGGTCACGGTCAGCCCCGGGTTCGCGGTCATCCAGTCGGGCTCGGTGAACGGCGGCGGCTACATAGCGACCCTGGACGCGACCCCGACGCTCACGTGCGCCACCGCCTCACCCACCTACGCGCGCATCGACTCGGTGTGCCTCACCATCACCGACCTGGGCACGTCCGGTTCGACGATCGCCGTGCAGATCGTCACCGGCACCGCGGCGGCGTCGCCGGTCGCCCCGACGCTGCCGGCGCTCTCACTGCTGCTGTGCAACATCAACGTGCCGGCCAACGCGACCACCCTGACGTCCGGCAACTTGACCGACGAGCGGCAGTTCACGGCCGCCCGGGGTGGCATCACGCCGTACCTGTCCTCGTCGGACTGGCCCACCGTCGGGCCGAGCTCCGCCTACGGGCACGACGACGCCACCTCGCGGCTCAAGCGATACAGCAACACCGCCGGGACGCTGGTTGCGCCGTCCACCGTCGGGTTCGCGCCGGCCTACGGTGCTGCGGGCACCGTCAGCGGCGCGGGTACCGCCGAGACCGTCTCCTCGGCGAGTGTGGCCGTGGACGGGTCCACCAGCGTCCGCATCACGATCACGTGGGCATGGGTCTCCACCGCCGGCACCACCGGGGGTAACGGCGGGGTGCTCGCGGCCAGCCGGGGGGGCACGACTCTCGCCGAGGCCATCGTCTACACGACGGGCGCCGACTCGAACATCGCCGGCGGCAGCGCGGTCTTCTACGACCAGACGCCCGCAGCCGGCTCGTACACCTATATCTTCACCGTCAGCAACCAGGGCGCGGGCACCTTCCAGGTGCACGCGGGCACGATCACCCTCGAAGCGGTCCCGTCGTGAGCACCTACCAGTACGTCGCGACGAACGTGCTCACCGGGCAGCTGCTCGCCCCGGACATTCCGCTGGTCGTCAAGTCGGCGACGCGCGCCATCTCCGGGATCGGGCGCCTGGACGGCTACCTGTCGCTCAACGACCAGTCCGCGGCGGCCACCGCCGGGTTCATGCGCGCGCTGATCCCGGGCCAGGCGCTGTTGTGGGTGCTCCAGGACGGCTTCCCGGTGTGGTGCGGGATCGTGCTCGACTCGCCGCACCAGTCGGTGCTCACCCACCAGTACCCGATCACGGCGTACACGCTCGAGCAGATCTTCTCTCAGCGCGTCATCCAGGCCCCGCTCACCTACACGGCCGTGGACGTGTTCGACATCATGCGCGCCCTGGTGACCTACGGCACGACGAGCACCGCCGAGGCCCCGAACGCGCAGATCGCCGGACTCGTGCTCGGGTCTGGGGAATCCGGGATCACCGACACGTTGACGTTCGGGGTCTCCAACAGCCTGACGGCCGGCGGGAACACCTACTCGGGCTCCTTCACCGACGAGCAGGCCGTGCTCGACGCGATGACGACGCTCGCGAGCGCGGACGCGTTCGAGTTCACCTTCCAGCCGAAACTGAACGGGACCGCGCTCCAGGTTTCACTCGTGATGGGCGCTCCGGCGCTCGGGCAGTACAACGCGCCCGCGGTGAACCTGCTGTTCCCGGGTCCTGTGATCGACTATGCGCGGCCTGTGATGCGTTCGCAGTCCGGGAATGTCCTGCTCGGCACGAGCGCATCCAACGGGAACGGCACGACCTACGGCTCGCAGTATCCGCATGGTTTCGACACGGCGGACCTGGGCCAGGGCAACATCTTGCAGCAGGTCCCGGTGACGTGGCCGGGCGTCGGCATCACCGGGCAAGCGCAGATCAACCAGTACGTGGATTCGCTGATCAGCAAGTATACGGCGGGCACGATGGTGCCGCAGGTGATCCTCGGCGGCGGCGCGTTCCCGACGCTCGGGCAGATCGGCTTGGGTGACGCCGTGCGGTTCGCGGCGACCTCCGACCTGGATCCGGCGGGCCCCAACGGCGAGCCCGGGCTGCAGGTGACCGCGCGGGTGACCGGCTGGTCGCTGCAGCCGCCCGCGGAGTCCCAGCCGGAGCAGTTGGCGCTCACCCTGGGCGCGCTGCTCGGCTCGACCGGTATCGGAGGGGTGGGGATCCCGTCGTGAGCTCAGCTTTCCCGCGGCCGATCGACCAGCGTCCGGAGGAGTGGGGCCGCGCCCTGGTCGCCGCCGTCAAGCGGCTGCAGGCGAAAACCGCCTTCATCGAGACCGGCTGCACGATGACGTCCTACATCGGCACGATCCCCGGCACCTACACGTCCGGGGATCCGACCGTCGTGCTCGCGACCGGCACCGTGCTCGGGCCGCTGCAGCACCTGAAGAGCTACACGCCCGTCGCCGGGGACATCGTGCTGGTCGTGCCGGTGGGGCAGACCTACATCGTCGCCGGCACCTTCGCTTAGGAGATCCGAATGGTAGCGATCATGTACGGTGCCGACGACAGGGCGTTCGCCCTCGTGCCGACCGGCGTGCAGACCTCGAACTACACGGCGGCGGCGAATCAGCTCGTGGTGTGCGACTCGAGCAGCGGCGCCTTGAGCGTCACGCTGCCGACCGCGCCCGCGGACCGGACGCTGATCGGCATCAAGCTGATCAACTCGGCAGCCGACCCGAACCCGGTCACGGTGCACACGGGCGCCGGCGACGTCTTCAACAAGACGGGCGGCTCGACGACCGCGACCCTCGACGTGCCCTACCAGGGTCTGATCGCGCAGTATGAGGCGTCGACGGGGGTCTGGTTCCCGGTCAGCGATGACCTGCCGCTCGCCCAGTTGGACGTGCGGTACGGGTTCGTCACCAGCGTGAAGACGTTCGGTGCGACCGGGAACGGTACGACGGACGACACGGCGGCGATCAACGCGGCGCTGGTCGCGGCGAACGCGGCCGGCGGCGGCATCGTGGTGATGCCGTGGGGCACCTACCTGGTGTCGGGCACGATCTCGATACCGCCCTATGTGCAGCTCGTCGGCCAGGTGGCGGTGTCGCTGAACCTGAACACGCCGCCGGCCACGACGTCGCGGATCGTGGCCGCGGCCGGTTGGGCTCCGTCGTCGTCCACAGGCATCGTCTCGATCATGTCGAAGACTCCGGGCGGCTGGGCGGTCAACTCCGCGGCGGCCGGGTTGAAGCAGATCTACATCGACGGTTCGCTGAACTCGAACACGAATCTCCAGGGCATCAACCTGGTCGGCCCGGTCTACGACGTGCATCTTGAGGATGTTTTCGTATTCACCGCGCCGCATAACGGAATCACGGCGAGCGGACAGACGGAGTCCGGGATTACGCCGACCTATCCGTATCACGCCCGGTTCGATCGGGTGAACGTCGTCAGCGCGGGCAACTACGGTTTCAATATCACCAACTTCACGGATAGTACTTTCAACAATTGCTTGGCGTTCGGGAATACGAGCAACGGGTGGACGATCAATAACTGCTCGAACACCGAACTGAACTGCTGCCGCGCCGAGTGGAACAAGACGGGCTTCTCGGCCAGCGGGTCGGCGGGGACGACCACCTTCACCGGCTGCACGACGGACCAGAACTCGCAAGAGGGACTCCTGGTCTCCGCGGCGACCGGGCAGGCCGTGCAGGGTGGCGGCATCGTCTGGACCGGCGGCAAGCTGCACGCCGACGGCAACTCGGGCACCTCCGGGCATACCTACGGCATCCAGATCACCGGGTCCACCGTGCCGATCGCGATCACCGGGGTGAACGTCGAATCCGGCGAGAACATCAACAACAGCACCTTCTACCCGGCCAGCGCGATCGGCATCGGCACGAGCTCCAATGTCGCCGTCACCGGGAGCATCCTCCAGGGCATCACCGCGGCGTGGACGGACAACGGCGGCAACACGATCGTCTCCCGGGAGGGCTGCCTGGGCGCGACCGGCAACCCGAACACGCAGGTTTTCACACAGCTCCCGGATCTCTCGCCGACCGTGCAGCCGGACTACCTCCCCTCGGACCTGCCCACCCCGCTGCTCGCGTGGAACTTCGACCCGGCCTACTGCGCGTCCGGCTCAGCGATCACCCTGACCGACATCACGCTGATCCGGGTGAACATCCGCTACCCCATGAAGGTCACCAACGTCGTGGCGTACATCACCGCGCTCGGCGCCACCCTCACCAGCAGCGAGAACTACGCCGGCATCTACAACTCCGCCGGGACCCGGATCGCGGTGACCGCGGACCAGACGACGAACTGGGAGACCGGGGGCACCGTCGGCGAGAACGTGATGCCGCTCGTCGGTGGCCCGTACGACCTGGCGCCCGGGTTCTACTGGGTGGCCCTGCTGGCCAACGGCACGACGGCCCCGACGTTCCTGCGGATGCCCACCCCGTTCTCGTCGAGCTCGGCCGACCTCGGCCAGTCGGTGACGGCGTCGCGCTGCGCCACGAACGGCACCGGGACAACGCTGCCGTCGAGCGTCACGCCGTCGTCCAACACCAACGCAGGACAGCTCTGGTGGGCCGGAGTGTCCTGATCGGCAGTGATGCGCTCTACGATGGTTCGTACAGATGTTCGAGGAGGGAGATGCTGATGACGCGCACGATGTACGACGCGATCGACGTGGCCAACCTGCCGCCCGGCGGCGACCTGTACGCCGGATACGACGACGGCCGGTGGCCAGACGCGCCCGCGATCGCCGCGCGGTTCCCGGGCAAGGAGGTCCTCCGGATCACCGTGTCGCCCTCGGACGATCAGGGTGTGATCGGGGACGGGCCGCCGGACAACGGGACGTGGCCGCAGTGGGTGACGTGGGTCGGGATGCGCCGCGCGGCCGGGGTGGACCCGTGGATCAACACGAACGCCTCCAGCTGGCAGGCCGGGAAGGACGCGTTCGCCGCAGCGCAGGTCGTCGAGCCGCACTGGTGGATCGCGGACTACGACAACGACCCGACGATCCCGCCGGGCGCGCTGATGAAGCAGTACGCCTCGAACGCCGACTACGACACCTCGTCGGCCGCCGACTACCTGCCGGGGATCGACCCGGCACCGACCAGCGCGGCCCCGGCCGCCAGCACCGAGGAGGACGAGATGGCCATCTATCCGATCCAGGTCGGCCCCAACCCGACCACCGGCGCCCCGTGGTCGTGCGGCGTCGCCTCGTGGCCGGCGGGACCGGCTGGCCAGCCCGGCATCCCGCATGTGCTGCAGCTGGTCGCCGACCCGGGCGGCTGGGGCGACACCGAGGGCCAGTTCCGGCTGGACTTCGACATGGAGAGCGGCCCGGACGTGGACACCATCGTCCTGGCCAAGCCGGCCGAGTCCGTCGCGCTCGAGCTCGCGTCGGTGCCCGGCTACAACCCGGCGCTGTGCCGCGGCGTCCTGATCACGCGGCCGGACGGCAAGAAGTGGCCGTGGGGTGGCCACGCCTCCTGATGTCTGCGCACGTACGGGTTTGGACGGGATGATCCATGGAGTCGTTCCTGATAGCGCTCGTATCCATCGAGGCCGGCGCTATAGCCGGGCTGATCGGGTACGTTTTCAAGGCGCGGTCGGACGCTTTTGGCTGGAAGACCAGCTACGAGCGCGAGAAGGAGCGCTCGGAGCTGTATGCGGAGGCCGAGCGCGACACGAAGCTCGCCGCGATGATCGGCGCCAAGTTCGTCGAGGCTCTTGGGCAGCTACCCAAGAGCGGAAGCGGAGCGTGAGGAGGATGCGCCTAGTATCCTGGATCATGGAGAGGGTGGGATTCAGCAAGGAGGTGGAGGAGGCGATGGCGTCGAGCGCCGAGGGGGAGGCCCGCGCCAGGGCGTTCCGCCAGGAGATCAAGGAAGTGATCGACCCGTTGCGGCCGACGCTCGACAGGAATCATTTCGAGGAAGCGGTCAGAAAGACTTTCCAGCGGCGGGCCGTCTGATGCGCTGGGCCGATCTGCTGCTCACCGGGGCGTCCTGCGCCGGGTCGCTGCTCCTGCTGTGGACCTACGCATGGGGCAACGACTGGAAGGCCAGCCGCGTCGGCCGCGCCTTGGTTTTCATGGCGACGACCGTCGCGCTGTTGACCGGCACGGGCACCTGGCACCGCGCCCAGGGCGACGGCGAGGTCGACGTGTTCACCACGATCGCGCTGGGCGCCGTGTTGTGCATGGTGCTGATGATGGACGTCGCGTTTTTCAGGGAACGGATCGACGTCCGCAAGCAGCAGGCCCGGGAACGGGAGCACGCCGAGGCCTAGTCGCCGAGCGTCAGGATCACGCTGTTCTGCACGACCTGCGCCGGGGTGAACACCTGCGTACCGCGACCGGTGATCGTCACCGTGTAGTCCGAGAGATCGCCCGTGACGTCGGCGCTGAAGTCGAACTCGCACACCGGCGATGCGCTGGATGCCGGTTGGATGACGGAACCGGCGCTGAGCGCGGTGACGGCGAGGGTCTGACCATTCGGTCCGCCGAGGGTGACCGCCGTACCGGCCGCCACATCGGCGAATCCGCCGACGGCCCGGCATGTGTCCCCGTCGTTCAGGGTGCTGGACGAGGTGGTGTCGAGCGCTTGGGGGCTACCGGCGCCACCGACGAAGGGGAGGTAGAGCGAGCCGGTCATGAGGATGCTCGCGGTCGCCGGTTTGGCTGCGGCCGTTGTGCTGGCGCCGCTGACCGCTGCGCCGATTCCTATGCCTACGCCCAGGATGGCGACGGCCGCTATGCCGATCTGCAGGGCGCGCTTCCGGCGCTTGCTGCCGTTCGCCTGCGCGTGTTCGGTGGTCTCGTGCTGGCTGTCGATCATGGTTCCCCCCTCAGGGATTGGTCGGATAGGTGGTGGCGCTATGCGCGCGGCAGCCAAGCCGGGTCGTCTGCGGGCTCGCGCGCTGCCGTGGCCCGTGTGTCGCGGACGTGCTTGGTGAGCCGGGTTCCGGCGCGCCAGGACGCGGTGGTCAGGTACCAGAGGATGACGATGGTGAAGTAGGCGATGACGAACGGCGCGACGATCAGGTACACCATGATCTCGGCGCCGGACGGCCCGCGCTTGCGGCTGCGTCGCTTGGTTTTGAGCAGGTTGCCGGTGCCGACGTAGAGCGGGCCGGCCCGGAAGCCGAGTGATGCGCGCATGGTCTCCCCCTCAGGAGTGTCGGACGGTGACGGTACTCTGTGCGGCCCGTGATCGCCAGTGGTCAGTTCTTCTCGCGGGGCGTGTTCTTCGCTGCCGCGTCTTCAATCTCCTGGGCGACGCGGACGGCTTCGGCTGCTCCGTCGTGGTCGCCTTGGGCTGCCGAGTGGATCGCTTCGATGCGTAACTTCTCGGAGAGTGTGAGGTCGTCGTCGGCCATTAGGCGGCGCGCCAGGCGGTGACGTTGATGCCGGGCGGGATGCCGAGGGTGTCGCCGTCGTCGTCGAAGTGGATGATCGCGGCGAGGAACGGGCCGTCGGGGGTGAGCTGGACGTGGTGGATGGTGCGGGTGCGGCCGTGGTCTTGGATCTGGTCGCCTGCCGCGAGCTGCTGGGGTTGTACGTTGGTGCGTCGGGCGTGTGCCGCGTCGCATGTGACGGTCATCCGGACTCCCTCGATTGATACAGCTGCACTATGACAGGTGTATCACTGGCGTAGTACGCTGCCAAGACCGGACGCACCGTCATCTGAGGGGATGCCAGATCGTGACACCGAAGCAACGCCAGGAGCCCGAGCGCCGCCGCGACGAGATCGCCGCGAAGCTGCTCGCCCGTATCGGCAAAGGCGAGTTCGCCGTCGGCGCCGAAGTACCCTCCAGCCGGGAGTTGGCGACTGCCTATGAGTGCGCGCCGATGACCGCGCTCGCCGCGCTCCAGATACTGTCCGACGCTGGCGTCATCACCATCCGGCCGGGCCGCGGCTCGATCGTCGCGCAGGCAGCGCAGTCCATCGCCGGGCCCACCGAGCGGCTGCACAACTCCCGCACCGGCAGCCTGTTCCGCCCGGGTGAGACGCAGGAGATCCTGCGCGCCCAGCTGGACGTCGGGCATCTGGAGGCGCGGGCCGCCCTCGGCGTCGATGTGGGCGAGTCTCTCGGCGCGCGCGAGTACGTGGTGCGCAACGCCGCGGGGACGGTCGTGACCTACGCCACCTCGTTCGTGCACCCGGACGTGTGGGCCGCGGTGGCCGAGCTGCGTGAGCCCCGGCCGATCCCGGACGGCATTATCGGCGCGGTGGACCGGGTGCTCGCCCGGCGCACGGTCGAGCCTCTGCGGCGGCGGGTGGAGGCTGCTCCGGCGACGGAGGAGGAGGCCGCGCTGCTTGGCGTGGTGCCGGACTCGCCGGTGCTGGTGGAGATCGTCGAGTGCCATGACGAGGCCGGGCGCGTGGTGGAGTGGAACATCAGCGTGCACCCGTCGCGCTATCGGATCGGGCGGTAGACTGGCGGCGAGTTACCAACTCACGCCTTGGCCGGCGCGCACGACAGAAGCCGCCCCGGTGCAGCGGGGCGGCTTCGTCGTTCCCTGGGCGTACGCTGATCCTCGGTTCCGGGGGCGCACGGAACGCGCCGGGGGCCGTTCCGCGTCCGAGGCCCAATCTTCGCCGAAGGTATTGCGGAGCGCAGTGATTCCGCACCACGTGCATCTACCCAGCTGGGCATATTGGTTTTGTAGAACATAGTCCGCTACTACCTCGGCTAAGAATCTGGATCCCCGGCTAGCATTTTCCCTGGTGGCGCACCGATCATACGACTGGTGCGCTATTTTCGTGGTGGGCGTTATGGCTCTAACCCAGATATCGCCACGAACGATCATGGAGGGGTGCTGTGGACATCGACATCGAGGACATGCTCGAATCCTGGGCTCTCGCGCTCAAGACCCAGCGCAAGAGCGCCGAGACGATCAAGAGTTACACGAACGGTGTCAAGGCGTTCCTGCGCTGGTGCCGCGAAACCAAGACCGAGCCCGACCTGACCCGGCGCAACTTCCAGCGGTTCATCGCGGCGATCAGCGACACCTGCCAGTCCACCACGGTCGTCTCCCGCCACCTGTCGTGCCGCCAGTTCACCGCATGGCTCCTCGCGGAAGGCGAGACCACGTCGGACCCGCTGCTCGGCCTCCAGGGCGGCGCACCCGACGAGAAGATCATCATGCCGCTGGCGCAGGAGGAGCTGAAAGCCCTGATCGCCGCATGCAAGGGCAACGGCTTCCGGGAGCGCCGCGACGAAGCGCTGATCCGGCTGATGGTCGAATGCGGGTCCCGGGCGTCGGAGACGGTGGACATGCTGCTGTCCGAGACGAACCTCGCGGCCGGCACGGTGGTGATCCGGCGCGGCAAGGGAGGCAAGGGCAGGATCGTGCCGTTCGGCCCGTTCACCGCGCGGTCGCTGGACCGGTATGTGCGGGCGCGCCGGTCGCATGTGCTGGCCGCGACGGACGCCCTGTGGCTCGGCGGCCGGGGCCGCGGTTTCGCGTACGCCGGCCTGTACGACACGCTGCACGAGCGCGCGGAGGTGGCGGGGCTGCGCGACTTCCATCCTCACCGGCTGCGCCACACGTTCGCGGATCGGTGGCTCGACAAGGGCGGCAGTGAGGGCGGCCTGATGGCCGTGGCGGGGTGGGAGCGGCCGGAGATGCTGCGCCGGTATACGAAGGGGCGGCAGGCGGCGCGGGCGCTGGAGGAGGCGCGGGGGTTGAACTTGGGGGACCTGTAGCCGCGCAAGGTCCAGACGCGGCTGCAGGTCGTCAGAAGCGACCGAGAGCGCTCACAGGCAGGACGTCGAAAGTGACCTCGGTGATGGTGCGGCTCACGAGGCGCCGCGCGCCGCGCTGGTTGGTGTAGCAGGCGTCGATCGACGTCGCGCGCGCCGGATCGACCAGGACGGCCCCGGCTACCTCGGGGGGCAGTTCTCCGGGGTCGGACGGATTGAGCTCAAGGTGCATAGCGCATCCCCCTATCGGACCGCCTCTACCCACCATGGTGAGGCAGACTAACCACTGAACTGCCGATAGGGAGTGCGCGTCAAGACCTACGGTGACGCATGGTGGGGTTGTTACGCACCGGACGTGGCTGACGGTGCGTCAGGGGGCGGCTGTACGACGTCGCGGACGGCCTGCTTGATGCGGGCCCAGTCCTCCATCTGCCGTTTCACGGAGGCGAGCTGCTGCGCGCTGGTGATCTCTCCGGCCTTGACGATGATGTATAGATGCATGTCAGTGCCCTCGATGTCCCAGTCGATGCGCTCGTAGTCGAGGGTTTCCCCGTCGGCGAGCCCGACTCGGACGGAGAGCGGCAGCGTTCGGATGCCCTCAAGGGACGCGGCTGCACTTGCATCGGCATCTGTGGGTGCATCGGCGATATCAGGTGCGGGCCCGGGTTGCCGAACCAGTGTCGGCTCCCCGCCGGCCAGGACTGCCTGCGCTGACCCGTGTTCCCATCCGAGGGCGCGCTCGACGGCGCCGAGGCTCGGGGGTAGTCGGGTGTAGGCGCGGGCTGCTTCGAGGTTGCGCACGGTCATCGTTGACACGGCGGCGTTCTCCGCTACCTGCTGTTGGGTCATGCCGATCTGGTCACGGCGCTGCCGAATGGCGCTCGCGAGGTGGGTCCAGTCGTATTCCACGCGCCCCATCTTGACGCACGCACCAGCAAACCGCATAGCCGGGTGGCCATCACACCACGTGCACGGGAGCGCGTTGAGGGTTGGCCGCGCGCCGGGCGTTACCGATTTGCGCCCCCGGTTTGCTGGTAGACACTTGCGACCGTTCACGGTTTGCTCTACGGTACCGGTATGACAGCAAACCGACACGCCATCAGGGCAATCCGTGAGGGGCGCGGCCTCGGCTTGCGGGAGTTCTCACGGAAAACCGGTATCAGTCGGGGCTTCCTCAGCCAGATCGAGACGGGGGCGCGCGGTGCCTCCGTGAGGACGCTCCAGCGTATCGCCGAGGCCCTGGGCGTGCCGCTTGAAGCCGTGAGCCGTGATCACGCTGGGAGTACGCAGTGACCGAGATCACCCCTTTCACCTTCCCGACGACCGGGCAGTCCGTCCGCACTCTCCTCGTGGACGGCGAGCCCTGGTTCATCGCGACCGACGTGGCTGCGGTGCTGGGCTACCGCGACGCGTTCAACGCGACCCGGCTGCTCGACGACGACGGCGACGAGAAGGGTACTCATCTGGTGAGTACCCCCAGCGGCGACCAGATGGCGAGCATCGTCAGTGAGCCGGGCCTTTACTACCTGATCATGCGCAGCAACGCGATCGGCGCCCGCGAGTTCAGGCGCTGGGTCACACATGAGGTGCTGCCGTCGATCCGGAAGACCGGCGCCTACTCGGCCAAGCAGTTGTCGCGCAAGGACCTGGCGCGCATGGTGATCGATGCCGAGGAAGCGCTGGAGCTCGCCGAGACGCGAGCGGCGGCCGCCGAGCACCAAGTGCTCGAACTGGCCCCGGCCGCGCGGATGCACGACGAGCTCATGAGCGCGGCGGGCGACTACTCGGTCCGCGAGGCCGCGCAGATCCTCGGCCGCGACCCGCAGATCACGACCGGCCAGAAACGGCTGTTCGAGTACCTGCGGGAGATCGGCTGGCTCGACCGGCACAACCAGCCCTACCAGCGGCACATCGCCTTCGACCGGCTCAGCGTGCGCGCCCGTTTCTACGAGCACCCGAACCGCGACGAGCAAGTCGCCACGCAGCAGGTCCGCATCACGACCAAGGGCCTCGGCGAGCTGCACCGGCTCCTCGGTGGCGGCGCGCAGTTCCAGGCGCTCATGGCCGAGGAGGTGTCGGCCTGATGCCCGAGTCGCCGACCGAGCGCCGACTGCACGCCCAGGCCGCCGCCCTGACCGGGTGGGCCATGGAACGCAACCCGACCGCGCGCACGCAGGCATGGCGGGATGGCTTCCTGGCCAAGCTCGAACGCCAGGTCGACCCGGACGGCGTGCTGCCGCCGCAGGAGCGTGCGGAGCGTGCCGAGCGGTTACGTCTCGCGCACCTGGCGAGAGCGTCGGCCGCGGCCAGCGCGGCGGCCCGCCGGCGGCGTGAAGAGCGCGCAGCCCAGTCCCAGTAGCAAAGCGCGCCCACCCGATGTGAGCGGGAGGGCGCGGATGGACCACAACCCTAAGAGAGGTAGTCCAGTGACCATCCTGACAGATCACAAGCCGCACGTCCCGTGGCGTCGCGTCCGAGCGGTCATCACGAGGCACGGTGACGAGCACGAGCTCGACTTGCACGTCGCCGACGAGCACGACCCGTCGATCGCCGCGTGGTTGGCGACGGGCGACCGCCCGGCAGCGGGGCGCATCCCGGTCATGCCGCACGCCGAGCGCCGCGCGTTCCCGCCGTCGTTCGACGACGACGAGACGTTCTCGGCCCGGCTGAATCAGATGGCGCGGCTGATGCACTCGACGGCGGATCGGCTGGCTGCGGAGAACGACCTGCGTGCGGCCCGGCTGCTGCGGTGGTCGGGTGCGGCGATCAGCCGGTCTGCTGCTGCGGGTGTGGAGTTGGCGGCGTGGGCGGGCCAGCGGTTCCAGCCGATGCGGCAGGCCGCTGTCGCGGTGCGGCGGCGCAACCGGAACGTCGCGCAGACCGGTGAGCTCGGGCAGCTGCTCGTCGCCGGCCAGCTGCCCCCGGCCGCGGTCGTGTCGGCGATGGTGCGCCGGTCGCTGCACGCGACGAACACGGCGGAGGACTCGCAGCGGATCCCGGCGATGACGCCGGCGTTGCTGGCGGAGCTCGACGCGCAGAAGGCGACCGCGGCATGAGCGAGTACGAGCTGGTCAAGACGTTCGAGGAGCTCGCTCTTCTCCCGGTCGGCACGGTCGTGGTGACCGATGAGGCTGTGGCTCGGCAGCTGCTGGACGTGGACATGTGGGTTGCTTTCGGAGATGCCCCGCTCACGTCGTCGGCGCTGTTCGAGGCTGCCGAGTCCCTGCGCCTGGTGTTCGAGCCGGAGTCGGGGGAGGAGTTCTGATGGCCCCGATCCTGCACTCCGACGACCCGATCCAGGTCCACCAGCATGCATCCCGCTATGACGGTGCGTTCGGCCGCGTGTTCGAGCCGGATGAGGAGGGCGGTTACGAGGTCGACGTGCTCGGTGCGCGCCTGCACTTCGAGCGCTCCGAGCTGGAGTTCCTCGGACGTCCGACCGTGGCACCGATGCGAGGTGCGTCGCGATGACCGTGATCACCACCGTCGCCGAGCTCGACGCCCTGCCCGTCGGGACGCCGCTCACGGACCGCGACGCCGACGAATGGTGCAAGCAGCGGTCCGGGCGCTGGTCGATGCCGGACAGCGGGGGTTCGTCTTCCGCCTCTCACCTGCTTCGGGTCTGGGGGCCGCTCACTCTGCCGCCGACGCTGCACATGACTCGCTGCGTCCACGACACCTGCACGATCACGCACCCGCTGCCGCCCGGCTCGGTCTGGGCCTGCCCGCAGCACGGCGACCAGCACCACAACATCACCCTGGGGGGATCATGACCAGCACCGTCAGCACGAAGCCGCTCACCACCCTGGCCGCCGAGATGACCGACTTCCTGGCCCTCGGCCCGGACTTGGGGCTGCCCGCGCTCGACCGCGTAGCCCTCTCGCGCCGCCAGCGCGACAGCGGTTGGCACGTCGTCGCCTACCCGGACGAGCGCGACGCGGCCAGCGCGATCGACACCGTCTACGCGTGGGCTGCGTTCAGTGGTTCCGCGGTGCACCTCCGGACGCCGTACGCGGCCACGCATCAGCCGTCCGGCTGGCAGTTGTCGCTGGAGACGCGCGTCGTCGTGGCCGAGGTGCCGATCGAGATCCACGCCAACCTCGACGCGGACGCGTACGCCGCCGCCCGCGAGCCGGTGCATGCGACCGGTCCGTTCGCTGGCCTGCTGCTGCTCGGCGACGAGGTGGCGTCGTGACGCTGTCGGATTACGCGAAACTGCACGCCGGACGCTGGCTCGACCGGCACCTCCCGCCCGTCGAACAGCCCAACCCCGCCCCGCAACTGGCGCAGCTGGCCGTCTACTCGGAGCGCTTCGCCGACGTCACCGACAACGAGGACGACACCGGCATGTGGCTCCCCGCCGGCCTCGTGCGCACGGGCGAGCAGGTCCAGGTCGCTGGCCGCTGGCACACGGTGTCCGGGACGGACGTGCTCTATCTGGACGGCGAGCCCCGGCGTTCGACGCTGTTGTTCGACGGTTGGCAGGAGTCGTGCCGGTACACGCAGCTGGTGTATGTGCGTGACGAGGCGACGCTGGTAGCAGCCGAGATCGGGGGCGGCTGCCATGGCGTCGGCTGAGACCGTCCCGGCCGGGCTGCTGATGCTCCAGGAGGAAGTCCCGGAGAAGCTCGTCGGCTACCTGCCGCGAGTCACCTGCAAGGGCTGCAAGGACAACCGCTGCGACAACCAGTCGCACCGCAAGGCGAAGTGCCCGAAGTGCAACGGCTGGTTGACCACCGCGCACATCGACCTCGACTACGTGGGCCACGCCGAGACCACCGCGCAGTTGCTCAAGGCCGATCCGGGCTGGACGTGGGAGCCGCTGGCGTTCGGTGACGACGGGCTGCCGAGGTTCGACGACCTCGGTGGCCTGTGGATCCGGCTGACGGTGTGCGGCGTGACCCGGCTCGGCTACGGCACTGCGGATAACGGCGGCTTCAAGGCGAAGGGCGACATCCGCAAGGAGATCATCGGCGACGCTTTGCGGAACGCCGCGATGCGGTTCGGGTGGGCGCTGAACCTGTGGGCGAAGACCGACATCCACGACCGAACGCCCCTGGAAGGCGAGTCGGCCGGGCAGCCGCAGTATCAGGTGGCCGAGGCCGTGGCGCGCAAGGAACAGCGCGAGCGCGTCGACATCGCCCCGCGCGACCGCAACCCCTTCGACGACGAGTTCGACCTGCCCCCGACCGTGAGCGCGATGAGCGACGACGAGAAGAACCGGCTCATGGCCAGGATCGCGATCCTGTGCAAGGAGAAGCGGGGCATCGCCGGGAGCACGAAGGAGGCCCGGCAGGCCCGACTGGCCGTGCTCAGCCAGATCCTGCGGCATGAGGTGAAGTCGTCGAAGGATCTCGGTCGCCAGCAGCTGAACAGGGTGATCGACGCGATGGCGTTGGAGCCGCTCTACGCCCCGCCGCAGCCCATGGTCGGTGAGGAGATGGCGCAGCTGGCCGCGGACTTCGCGTCCGCCGTCGAGGAAGCCGGTACCGAGCCCGAGCTCGCGGCCGTCGAGGCGACCGTGGACGGCTCGGTCGCGGCCGGGAAGCTCACGCCCGACCAGGGCAACGAGCTGCTGGCCGCGGTCGGGCAGAAGCGCGGCGGATGGTCGCACCGCGTCCTCGCCGAACAGGGGGCAGCGCTGTGAGCGAGCACGGGACCCGCACGAAGTACGTCCACGACAAGTGCCGCTGCGCCAAGTGCCGCACGGCGAACGCCGACTACCAGCGCGACTACATGTACGAGTGGCAGCAGCGCAAGCGCAAGCAGGCCCGCGCCGAACGCGCCGCCACGTCAGACAGGAGCGCGTCGTGAGCCTCCTCGTCGGCGCCGTCATCATCGGCGCCGCCACACTCGCCGGACTCCTCTGGATGCGCTGGGAAAACCACCGCGACCAACGCGACATCGCCGAACACGAGCAGTGGGAACTCGCCCGCCGCACACCCGGCGCCGCATACGCCGCCTGCGACGACCACAACCAATGGATCCACGACCTACCCCAGATGCCACCACACAAGTGCGGCACCCTCACCCGCCGCCGACACGAACGCACCCGACTACACCGCGAGCTCGAACTCATGCTCTGCCTCGCCGCAGCCAACCGACCCAAAGACGACGCATGACCACGCACAAACCGCAGCAGCGACCGGACACCAACCACCCAAGGACCACGATGCCCAAGAAGATCGAAAAACTCACCACCGAACAAAAAGCCCTCCTCCCCACCGTCCGCGACGAATGGCTCGCACACGGCCTCTCCACCGCCGCCGCCGACCGACCCGCAGCCGAGGCCGGCGTAGCAGCCGCCTACCGCGCCGCCGGCCTCGAACCCCCCCGCTTCGTCATCTGGCTCGACTCCCCGTGGGCTGGCGTCATCGGACAGGCTGTCGCACCGGAGATCGTGGCTGAAGGGCTCCGGCACCTGGGTCGCATGCAGCGCGACCAGGTGCACGGCCAGGTGGGCGGCCAGGTGCGCGACCAGGTGCACGGCCAGGTGGGCGGCCAGGTGGGCGGCCAGGTGGACGGCCAGGTGCACGACCAGGTGCACGACCAGGTGGGCGGCCAGGTGTACGGCCAGGTGGG